GGCTACTGATCTAGACGCTGTTGTGTCTAGCGCCAAAGTTGGTAGCAGCTTTGAGTTTGTAGTAGTTAACACCAACGGTTCTGGTGCTGGCGTGATTACCATCACTACCAACACTGGATGGTCAATTGGTTCATCAGGCTCACAAGGCTTGATGACCGTTACCACTGCTGGTACTGCTCAAAACTATCGCGCAGTGAAAACTGGCGATGGCGCTTGGTCTTTGTACCGCGTTGGTTAAAACTTAATGGGGGCTTCGGCCCCTATTTTTTAAAGGATTAGAAAATGGGTAATACCAAATCAATTGGCGTTGCGTACAGCGACCAAGACATTGACGGCGGCACCATCGGTGCGACCATACCATCAACCGTTGTTGGCACAACCGTATATGCCACTAGCGAAATTGGTTACACAGCAGCAGCTCAAGGCGCTGTGACGCAATTGACAAGTAAATCGACTGGCGTGACCTTAAACAAGTCTGCTGGCCGTATTACGATGCACGACGCGGCCTTGGCTGCGGGCGCTGCGGTGTCTTTTGTTTTGACAAACAGCGCAATCTCCATCAATGACACAATCATTGTGAATGTTTCCAGTAATACTACTGGTAGCGCTGCTGGGGCTTACACCACTTACGTTTCGTATTTGGCTGCTGGTTCTGCCTTGATTACATTGCGTAATTTGACTGCCGCTACTTCATACTCTGAAGCAGTGATCATCAACTTTTCCATCATTCACGGCGCAGTCTAACCAAACGGGGGTCAAAAGCCCCCGTTCTTAAATTATGGCTATTATTTACATGTCCCATCCAGTTCACGGTGCAAAGGTTGCCACTATGGAGCTTGAGGCTGTATATGATGAAGAAAATGGTTGGACAAGGTATACTTTGGATACGCCAATAGAGGCGGCTCCTGTTGTAAATACATTGGAAGTTAAGCGTAGGCGCGGCCGCCCTGCTGTAGAGGTGGTCGAACAAGGAGCGTAATCATGGCCATATACACGGCTGGCGATCAAATCAATAGGGCATTGCGATTGCTCGGTGTGTTGGCTGAAGGTGAAACCACATCGGCATCAGTTTCACAAGACTCGCTCATGGCGTTAAACCAAATGATCGACTCGTGGAATACCGAGCGATTGTCTGTTTTCAGCACTCAAGATCAAGTGTTTACTTGGCCTGCGGGGTTTATTAACCGCACTCTTGGCCCAACGGGTGACTTCGTTGGCAATCGTCCTATCTTGTTGGACGATGCTACTTACTACCGTGACGCAGGCACTAATGTGTCGTTCGGTATAAAAATGATTAACCAACAGCAGTACGATGGTATTGCTGTTAAGACGGTGACGTCTACATATCCGCAAGTAATATTTACCAACATGACATATCCTAATATTGATATGTACATCTATCCCAAGCCTACAAGGGACTTGGAGTGGCACTTTATTTCGGTGGAAGAACTAACTCAGCCTGCTACCCTAGCAACTGATATTTTGTTCCCACCAGGCTATCTGAGAGCGTTTACCTACAACTTGGCTATGGAAATAGCGCCTGAGTTTGGTGTTGAACCAAGCCCACAAGTGCAACGCATAGCCATGACATCTAAGCGCAATCTCAAGCGCATCAACAACCCTGATGACGTAATGTCCATGCCTTACGCCATTGTCGCTTCTCGTCAACGCTTTAACATTTACGCAGGAAACTACTAATATGGCCACCATTGCAATCACAGCTCTCCCCGTAGCCACCGCTGCCGCTACAACTGACGTTCTGCCTATTGTCCAAGGCGGAACAACAAAACAAGTAACCAATGCGCTACTGTTTACTAATTCAACATTGGTAACGCCTGCGCTTGGCACACCTTCAAGTGGCACTTTGACTAATTGCACAGGCTTGCCTGTTGCTACTGGTGTAAGCGGATTGGGAACAGGTGTAGCCACATTCTTGGCAACGCCAAGTAGCGCCAATTTAAGAACAGCATTGACTGACGAGACAGGTACAGGTTCGGCTGTATTTGCAACTACGCCTACTTTGGTTACGCCTGTCCTTGGCGTGGCTACAGGCACAAGCATTACTTTAAGCGGATTTAACGCAACAAGTGCGGCAGCGCCAACAATAGCAAGCGCTACAACAATTGCCCCAACTACGCAAATTACTTTTATTTCTGGAACTGCTGCGATTGTGACTATTACAGCCGCATCGCCAATATCTGCGGGCGGCGGCGTAATTAGACTGATTCCAACAGGCGCATTTACTTGGACAACAGCAGGAAATATTGCCGTAGCAGGCACAGCAGTAGTTAGTCGAGTATTGACGATGGTTTATGACGCTACGACAACCAAGTGGTATCCAAGCTACGTCTAACATGAAAACCCCAATTCTAGGAAGCGCCTATGTTGCCCGCAGTATCAACGCTGCGGACAATCGCATGGTCAATTTGTTTCCAGAAATTATTCCCGAAGGTGGAAAAGAACCAGCGTTCTTGAATCGCGCACCAGGTCTGAACTTCCTGCAAACCGTAGGCACTGGACCTATCCGTGGCTTGTGGGCGCATCAGACTAACGGCACAGATTTCTATGTTGTGTCTGGCTCTGAGGTTTATAAATTAACTGGTTTGACCAGTACACCCGTCAAAATTGGTGATGTGTCTGGCGCAGGTCCTGTAAGCATTGCTGACAATGGTGCAGTAATCTTCTTTGCTTGCGATGGTCCAAGCTACACCTATTACGAACCCACAGGCGCGTTTGACCAGATCACAGACGTTAACTTCCCTGGCGCAAAGACTGTTAGTTACCTAGACACCTTGTTTGTGTTTAATGAACCCTACAGTCAACGCATCTGGAGCGTGGACACCATCAACCCTGCCAATGGTGACTACATCTATCCTCTGGTGTTTAACGCTTTAGACTTCTCGTCTGCTGACGGATCGCCTGACGGTGTAGTGGCGGTCAACGCTGACCATCGACAGTTATGGGTATTTGGCACTGACTCCACTGAGGTTTGGTACAACGCAGGACTAGCCAACTTCCCCTTATCGCCCATACAAGGCGCGTTTAACGAGATTGGATGCGTGGCGGCATACTCGGTTGCCAAACTTGATAACACCTTGTTTTGGCTAGGCACAGATGCCCGTGGTCAAGGCATTGTCTATCGGGCTAATGGCTACGCTGCGACTCGTGTCTCTACACACGCTGTGGAATACGCCATTGCCCAATATGGCAACATTTCTGATGCTTTGGCGTATACCTATCAGGAGGAAGGGCATTCTTTCTACATGCTGACCTTCCCAAGTGCTAATGCGACTTGGTGCTATGACGTAGCGACACAGGCATGGCATGTCCGAGCAGGGTGGGTTAATGGCGAATTTACCCGTCACCGTAGCAACTGCCAATGTAACTTTGGTGGAAACATCATTGTTGGTGACTTTGAAAACGGCAACATTTACACGTTAGACCTTAACGTATATGCTGACAACGGTCAGATACAAAAGTGGTTGCGCTCTTGGAGAGCATTGCCAACTGGCGCAAACAACCTCAAACGTACTGCCCAACACAGTTTGCAACTTGATTGTGAAACAGGTGTTGGATTGAACTTGTACCCTGCGTATGAAAGCGAAAATATAGACACTGAGGCGGGGCTAGACCTTGTTGCCGAGTATGTACAAACTTATTTAGCTACGCAATCTGGGGTTACATTGACCACTGAAGCAGGCGATGGGTTTGAACCTTTAGGTCAGTATGAGTTATCAGATACTGACATTAGCGGATACAACTTGGTCACTACGGCATACCCAGCAGCGCCAGGCTATAACCCAGAGGTTATGTTGCGTTGGTCAGATGATGGTGGTCACACTTGGTCAAACGAGCATTGGTCACAAATCGGCAAGATCGGCGCGTATGGCCACCGAACATTTTGGCGACGTTTGGGAATGACGTTGAAACTGCGTGATCGGGTTTACGAACTCTCAGGCACTGATCCTGTCAAAATTGCAATTATTGGCGCAGAACTTATCCTTTCACCGACTAATGCGTAATGGGCGTATACAACAACCAAATCACTGCGCCTCGTGTTGATTTTCTTGATTCAAACACGGGAAAAATCTCGCGTGAGTGGTATATGTTTCTGTACAACATATATAACATTACAGGCGCAGGGTCAGGGATTACCCCAGTAGTCAATGGTGGCACAGGGCTAGGAACAATCCCAACTAACGGTCAACTTTTAATTGGTAATGGCACAGGCTACGCTTTAAACACTTTAGGAACTGGTGTAGGAATCTCAGTAACCAATGGGTCTGGAACGATAGTAGTCGCTAACACAGGCGTATTGTCAAACATTGCAAGCACAGGCATTTCGGTGTCTAGTGCAACTGGTAATGTAACCATCTCCAATACTGGCGTACTAAGTTTCTCAGGTGGCACAACAGGCTTAACTCCAAACACAGCAACGGCTGGCGCGGTAACTTTAGGTGGAACATTAGCAATTGCAAATGGTGGCACAAATGGAGCGGCTACCCCTACTGCTGGCGCTATTGCCTATGGGTCTGGGACTGCTTACGCATTTACTGCCGCAGGAACTGCGGGGCAAGTTTTAACCTCTGCGGGTGCTGGCACTCCAACTTGGACAACGCCAACAACAGGTACGGTCACTAGCGTAAGTTTTACTGGTGGCATCATATCTGTTGCGACCCCTACAACAACGCCTGCGCTTACCGTGGCAGGCACTAGCGGTGGCATACCTTATTTCTCTAGTGGGACAACTTGGGCATCCTCCGCCGCATTGACTCAATATGGCGTTGTCTATGGCGGTGGAGCAGGCGCAACACCCGTGGCTACTGCCGCAGGCACAACAGGCCAAGTGCTAACAGCCACTACGGGAGGCGCTCCTACTTGGGCAGCACCAGCAACCAGTGGCACAGTTACTAGCGTTTCGGTTGTTTCCGCTAATGGCTTTGCGGGGACGGTAGCCACAGCAACAACAACGCCTGCAATCACGATTTCTACCAGCATTACTGGTGTTCTCAAGGGTAACGGTACGGCAATCTCTGCGGCTGTTCCTAACACTGACTACATTGCACCATCTGCGCCAGTTACCAAAACGGCAGATTTCACCGTTGCGGCTACTGACGTTTGGCTGATCAACAACAAAACTGGCTCAACTTGTACGGTAACTTTGCCTACCGCCTCAAGTTGGACAGGTCGGATTTTGCGATTTCAAAACTACCAAGTGCAAACAGTTGTGTCGGCATCCTCAAATGTAGTACCTTTAACTGGTGGGGCGGCTGGGACATCTATCCTATTGGCTAGTTCAGGCGATTCGGCTACATTGGTGTCGGATGGCACAAACTGGTTAATGACACAATATATACCTAACAACATTCTTCTTTTGGAATAAAATGAGCTTTATTGAACCTGAGATCAAGCATCACTTTGGCGGGGGAATTTACGCCAAAGAAATGCGAATGCCAGCGGATTATTTGTTGTTACACCATAAGCATACATTTTCGCACTTGTCGATTTTGGCTAGTGGGTCAATAGAATTGATTGTCGAGGGAGAAAAAAAAGTTATACATGCACCAGCTTGTTTAACTATTGAAGCAAATGTCCATCACGGTGTAAAGTCACTTACGGATGTTGTTTGGTATTGCATTCATGCTACTGACTGTACAGATGAAGATAAGATTGATGAAGTTTTGACAGAACCGCACGACATGGCGCAAGTATTGTCAATTGCACAAAATTTAGTTAAGGAGAATTGATATGGCCGCATGGATGATCCCCGCAGCAATCGTTGGAAGTTCGTTACTCGGAGCAGACGCTGCAAGAAGCGCAGGCAATAAGCAAGCTGACGCGGCAAACCGCGCTGCTGATTTACAAAACAGGCAATATGAGCAAACACGCCAAGATCAGATGCCTTTTTTGGAGGCAGGCAAAGGCGCGTTAAATAAACTAATACCTTTGGCGTCAAATTACACGCCATTTAGTTATAGCTCAATGACCGCAGACCCTGGCTATCAATTCCGATTGTCTGAAGGTATGAGGGCGCTTGGCCACAAAGCAGGCGCTGGTGGCGGGCTAGTCTCTGGTCAGTCGCTAAAAGGGCTGCAAGACTACGCGCAAGGTTCTGCGTCTAACGAATATACAAACGCTTTTAATCGCTACCAAGCAGAGCGTCAAGCTCGTTTAGGACCTTTGCAATCATTAGCGGGTGTTGGTCAAACAACAGCAACAACACTAGGTCAAGCAGGCGCTTCTAACGCGGCTAACATTGGCAATTTAATGACTGGCGGTGCGGCAGCGCAAGCCGCAGGGGGATTGGGTCAGGTAAATGCTTTGACTGGTGGTTTGGGTACATATTTAAATTATGGTCAAAATCAAGCACGAAACTCTTTATTGCAACAAGCATTAAGTCGTAATCAATCAGGT